TATGCCCTTCGAATTGGATGGCAGGATCGTTGATCCAGCAATACTTAGTCTTAGCAAGTTATCTCGTAGGCATGCAGTTGTGGTCGACTGTGCCAGAGGGCCGATACTGGACTTTCTGTTCCACCACTACCCCAGGTGCCCACAGCATGCAAGATTGTTGAGTGCCGGTGAAATTCTTGATGGGTCCTATGAATTAGGTTTGCCAGGCATAGATGGTACCACATCTGCCGGTTACCCATTTTGCTTAAGTGGTACGAAGGGAAAGTCACCACATATCATATTTGATGGCGAGAGACATAGTATGTCCAGGGAGCTTGAGCAACTTGTGCATGATTGTGAGGTTTCTTTGCAACGAGGGGAACCAATTGGTGTGATCTGGGCTGACGTGCTTAAGGATGAGACCAGACCTTTAGCCAAAGTTGCCGCTGGTAAGACGAGGCTTATAGCAACTTGTCCAGTGCACTTTTTGCTTTTAGTCAGGAAGTACTTTGGAGGGTTCCTCGCATTTGTTCGCAAATTCGCCTCCCATAAATTCGTCAGTGTTGGCTTGAATGTCCATTCCCGAGAGTGGGAGGTGCTGTACAATCGATTCCTTGCTAAGTCCAATCCAAATAAGTGGAGCATTATAGCAGGTGATTTTGAGAATTACGACGGCAACGTTTCCGCCAAGCTTGGTAGTATATTCATTGACTATGTCAATTCTTGGTACGACGATGGTGCTAACAATGCACGCGTCCGCCAACTTTTGTTTAATAACATGGTCGAGCCTATTCGTATCCATGGCAATATCGTTTATCAAGTTTTTGGGGGTAACACTTCAGGCAATCCAATCACATCAGAGTACAACTCCTTCGTGCAAGCCATAATGTGGTATGGTATCGCAACAAGGCTTAATATCTCCCCTTATGATATGGAGATGGCCTTATATGGTGATGATAATTTGGTTAGTTTACCATTACCTGGTATTACAACCAATACACTGGCCCCGCTGTTCAGAGAACTGTTTTCTATGAGTTACACCCATTGTTCGAAACAGGTTGTGGACTTTTTTGACGATCTGTCGTCCGTCACATACCTTGGTCGCAAGTTCCTGGTGTATGACCATCGTGGAGTTTTCGCTGATAAGAGAGTAGTTTTGGCACCCTTGAGTCTTGAAACAATTCGAGAGATCCTTTACTACGTTCGAGGTGCTCCATCCAAGGAGTTAACCAACACTATTCAATCTTTGACATCATGTCAGTTGGAATTGTCCCATCACCCATGTGACGTGTACTCATCACAGATGTCAAAGATTGTTTCTGCAATTGAAAGCAGATACACAGAAGATGTTAGTCGTATCATGATTAACCAGTTGAACAAGCACAATTACGATAGTTTGTTTAACGCAAAGTACAGCCTTTCTGGTAATAAGGCTTCTACTTTTACTTATACCCGTCATCCTCACGATGAGGATCTTTTAGATTAATTTTTCCTGAAACTAAAACAACTATTCCTGGTGCTGTAACAACAGATAACTCGGATTACACTATGCGCGCGTCTAATAACCCCGATGAGACGCAAGAAGTTCAACTCGGTGGTTATTCAGATGCCGCACCGATCACTTCTACCGCTTTAAACTCAGAGATATACCAGGATCCTTTCAGATCTACCAACATGGAGACTTTCACCCTTAGTGAAGTCATAAATAGAGAGTACACTGTCGGATCTTTTACGTGGTCTAGTGCCAATGCAATTAACGTTGAGATTGGCTACATCAATTTACCTGATGCTTTGTTCACGCAAGCTTTTCTCGCGCAAAAATTGGCTAACTTCCGATTTTTCAAAGGTGGTATTCGCCTCTCCATACGTCTTTCTAGTTCTTTGTTCAACTATGGAAGACTCATGGCATGGTACACCCCCGACCCAGTAGATGATCGATACCACAACAATAGACATAATAATATTTATCAAAAGTCTGCGTATCCTCACGTGTTGATTTCTGCTTCATCTAGTGAAGTAGCAGTTTATGATGTACCATTTATTTGGCATAACCGGGCGATTGAGCGAGACGTTGACACCAACGTGTCCAATATGGGTAGAATGTATTTTACTGTTCTTAACCCACTTACCAACACGGGTGGCACAGCTACAAATGTTACGGTCTTTGTCACCGCACAATTTGTAGACGCTAAACTGTTCTTGCCGTATCGCACCACATCCAACGTTAGAGCGGAAGCCAATGAAAAAGCTGAGAAGGGTTCTATATCGAAAGTGTTGGAATCATCCGCTGATATAGCCTCTAGTTTGCGAAGCGTTCCGATAGTATCAAACTACGCGAACATCTTTGAACGCGTGTCTAGAGTAGCGGCAGCTGGTGCAAGGGCAATTGGTCTTGACAAACCAACCTCTCTTGCCAGGGTTGCAGTCGATAAAATAAATCCTTACAGTGATATAGCCAATGCAAGAGGTATTGACTGCTCTGCTAAGTTGGCTGTTGATCCTGAGAACGCCATAACAACCAAACCGTGTGTGGGTGGTATCACCACTGATGAGATGGATATATCTTATATAGCTGGCACACCGACACTTATGAGTAGTATGACTTTTGGACTGTCTGACGCAATTGGTTTAACCAAGTTAATTGCATCCAATAATATAAACCTCAACTCGTGGACATACGCATCCTGGTTGTGTGACTTAACTAAATCCCATTCGGGGTCAATCAAAGTTAAAGTTTACATTAGCGCCTCAACATTGCATTCATGTCGTTTAGTTTTCTTTCTAAACACCACCAATAATTATTGGCAGGACTGTTATCATCGAGTTGTTGATGTCCAGGGTGACACTGAGGTAGACATTTTGCTCCCTTACACTGTGTCCAACATTGCATCAAAGAATTGGAATGCAACTAGCACTTTGAACTTGTATGTAATGTTACTGTCGTACTCACAACCACAAGGTTCTGTTAACACCCCGATTTACTTGAACTCTTATGGTGCGGCTGCATCTGATTTTAGAATTTTTGGCCCTAAAGATCGATTTTTCTCTATCCCTAACGGTCCAGCAGCTTTGCGAGCGGAAGCAACCGATATGGATTATGAACCTGAATCGAATCCTCGCCTTGATTTTTGCAGTGATTTTCAGCCTATTCATCCTAGTATTACTGGGTACGAACATTCTGGTCTCATTTATGGTGAAGAGATTAAGAACTATAGGGATTTTGTCCATCGCTATTGTCCAATTCGCCTACAGACAGGCGATACTTATTTCTCTACTTATGAGGGCCATGGTAATATTGGGACAAATGGTTTCGCGGGGCTTGAAATGTATGGATTAATATTCAGATTTTGGCGCGGATCTATACGTTTCAAGATTATTCAACCCGACTCTAAGATCAGGGCAGTTGAACATGCTGACACTGTATCAACTCACGTGTTTAGTGGTACAACTTTGTCATCTACCGTCAATCCATTATTAGAGTTTGAGGCACCCTTTTATTATGATAGGTTGTTTCATGAGACCGGCGATGATTCCACTAATGTTATCAGGTTCTCTGGTACTTCAGATGCATATCTCCTGAAGGCAGGTGGGGATGATTTCTCTTTTCATTTCCTTGTGCCACCCCCTATCTATGACTATCCTTTTAGTACCAACTATGGACTTGAGGGTCTCATGTCGTGGC